ATATTTGCCAGCGACAGCATAAGTGTACATTCAAAAAATGACATAAATTTTTACGCCAACCGAGATATAAACATGGAAGCTGGTAGAAATTTTAACTTAAAAGTCAAAGAAAGACATCAGACAGAGGTTGGCGGTAATCAAATTCTCATAGTGAAAGGCAACAATACTATACATGTATCTGGCAATGAAAACAACACCATAGACGGAAACAACAACTATACTGTTGGTGGAAATTTAGATACCACTGTGGGCGGCAATACACTATTAACCACTGGCGGAGCTTATGACTTGAATACTGGAGGTCACAATAATTTTACAGCAGGCGATGATACAAACATCAATTCAGGTGGCAATCACATTGAAACAGCAACACTGATCCATATGAACGGGCCAGCAGCCTCAACTGCCAACAAAGCTGATAAAGCTGATAAACCAGAAGCCTTGAGTACTCATGTGAATCCTATAGATGATACATCCACTAATGTAATTAAAAGCATCATGCAACGTATTCCAAACGTTGAACCGTGGCCTCATCATGAAAATCTTGAGCCCGCCAGTTTTGATACTAGTAAAACTGATAGAGAAGTGGATGCAGATATTCCAGTACCAGACATGTGGAAAACATACTCCACTTCTGTTGATACTTTTACAAGACCTCGTCCAGTAGATACAGGAACAACAGGATAATATTATGACTAAATCAATACACAACAAAGTTACAGTGCCTGGAAAACCAGTATCTGCCACACCGCGTTCGCAAATGTACAGAGGATTTAGTTCTGTTAATGTGTCTTCGGAAAACTTTAGACTTTATGATTTTGAATTAATAAAGCAAGATATTATCAATCATTTTAATGTACGTCAGGGCGAAAGGTTGATGAACCCACAGTTTGGATGTATCATATGGGCATTGATATTTGAACCATTAACTGAACAAGTCAAAGATATTGTATTGCAAAATGTTAATACAATTATCAATTATGATCCTAGAGTGCAGGCAGAGAATGTTGTAATCACAGCCTATGATACTGGTTTGCAAATACAGTGCATTTTGAAGTATTTGCCCTATAATATACAACAAAACCTACAATTAAAGTTTGATCAGCAGAACGGATTGCTGACTGCGTAATTAACTACCCACATATTTTTATTCAATAAATACTGCTACTAGGACACAATATGAGCTCAACAGATAGACAAAATAACCTGTTAATATCTGAAGATTGGAAGAAAATTTACCAGTCTTTTAAAAACGCAGACTTCCAAAGTTACGACTTTGACAATCTTCGCCGTACCATGATTGATTATATCCGTACGAATTTTCCTGAAGATTTTAACGATTACATTGAGTCCAGCGAATACCTTGCTCTGATTGACCTTATTGCCTACGTGGGCCAAAGCATAGCTTTCCGTGTTGACTTAAATGCCCGTGAAAACTTTTTAGAACTCGCTGAACGTAGAGACAGTATTCTTCGTTTGGGAAGAATGGTCAGTTATAATGCTAGAAGAAATTCAGCATCTAGCGGCCTGTTAAAATTTGCTACAATTTCCACGACTGAAAATATTCTTGATGGCAATGGCCGTAATTTATCAGGACAATATATCAATTGGAACGACAGTGCCAATGCCAATTGGTATGATCAGTTTATTAAAGTTATGAATGCCGCCTTTCCAAGCACACAACAGTATGGAAACCCTAGCGATAGCGGAACCATATATGGTGTAAGTACAGCCCAATATAGATTTAACGCTGTGGCTACTTCAGTACCTGTATACAGTTTCAATAAAACTGTGGCTGGTAATTTAATGAATTTTGAAATTACCAGTACCACATGTAAAAATGAAACTTTCATTTACGAAGAAGCTCCTAAAATTGGCAATTCCTTAGCTTGCATATACAAAGATGACGGGTATGGCGCAGGCAGTGCTGGTACTGGATTCTTTTTAAACTTCAAACAAGGATCATTGAATCAAGGAACATTTAATATTTCCCAACCCAGTAGCAATCAAATCATCAATGTTGATACACAGAATATTAATGATTCTGATGTATGGTTATATAGTTTAGATCAAAAGGGGCTGGAAAGCACATTGTGGACCCAAGTGCCCGCAACTACGGGTAACAATATTATCTATAATAGTCTAAGCAACAAGATTAAAAATATCTATAGTATAATCACAAGAGCCAATGATGCAGTTAGTTTGTCATTTAGCGACGGAACATTTGGAAATCTTCCTTTAGGTGATTTCAGGGTTTACTATAGATCAAGTAATAACTTGTCATACACGATTAATCCAACAGATATACGAAATGTATCCATAACAGTTCCTTATACAAGTGCTCAAGGCAAGATTGAAACTTTATCGATTATTTTGAATTTACCAAACACCGTGTCAAATGCCGCCACTAGCGAAACAAATGCCAGTGTCAAGACAAATGCTCCGCAGACATATTATACACAGAACAGAATGATTACTGGAGAAGATTATAATATTAGTCCGCTATCTGCTACGACACAAGTTTCAAAAGTTAAAGCAATCAATAGAAGCAGTAGCGGTATCAGTCGATATTTTGATTTGACAGATCCTACTGGCAAATACTCTAGTACAAATTTGTTTGCAGATGATGGTGTTATCTATCAAGAAAATTATATCAATAGTTTTAATTTTAGTTACATAACGCAAAATGATGTTGAGAGCGTTATTGTTAATGATGTCTATAATATTTTAAATACTCCTGATCTGCGAAATTTTTATTACTTAAATTATATAAATTATCTCACAGCAAGTTTAAACATTGTGTGGTATAACAAAACCAGTGACAGCAATAGTTCTACTGGCTATGTAGGCGGTGTGGAAGGAACTGCTAATACTGCTCCTTATGTTGTGGGATCTTACACTGCTACTGATTTGAAGTATCTTACAGCTGGTGCGCTGGTGCAATTCAAGGTATTTAATACTACAACACAATACTTTGATACACTAAACAAAAATAAAATTGTAACTCCAGCAGACGGTAATGTAAATGTTCCTGGTGCCAGTTCGTATGTATGGTCTACAGTTGTTAGTGTGGTAGACGATGGTACTGCTGGTGGTACTGGTTTGTTATCTACAAATTTTGGACCAATTCTATTAAACACCGTGGTTCCAGACGGTGCAGTTGTGAGTCAGATCATTCCAAAATTTGTAAGGACTATCGACTCTTCAACAAAAACCACTATGATTGATTTGATATTTTCAAATCAACTGTTTGGATTACGATACGATGGCGCCAGTCAAAGCTGGAAAATCATATTTGAAACAAATTTAAACACAAGTGATGCTTTTAGTTTGAGCAATCAAGGTGATACAACTAATAGTCAAAAAGATTCTAGTTGGTTGTTGTTGTTTACAACTAACAATCAATATTACACTATTACCTCTAGACAACTGCGATATGTTTTTGAAAGCGATAAACAAGTAAATTTCTATTTTGATACCAACACAAAGGTATATGACATTATTTCATCAAATATTGTCAAAGACAATATAAAAATTTTAAACATCAATACTCAGCCTAACAATACAAAATCTTTTAATATTGATTATGTATGGGATGTAGTGAGTGAATACAATGGATTGGATGGCTATGTTGATCCTAAAAAAATTGTAGTTAGTTTTGCTGATTCTGATAATAATGGAGTTGTCGACAACCCACAATTGTTTTTGGACATTGTAAACCCCACTGCATCTAGTTACAAAAAATATATTGTGGAATACCGTTATTTGATAAGCCAAGGCCAAGAAGACTATCGATATATTTCTAATGATCCTGTCAAGGGACCTGTAATTATACTTGATACAGAAAGTTCTGTTTCTGCATCACAAAAAATTGACGGTCAATATTTTTATTTTGTTGATGTCAATGTGGTTAAAAAATACAATTCAATTACTGGTATTTTTGAACCCAATTTAGATTATAAAGTTTATATTGGAAGAGATAATTTGCGATTCCAATATACTCACAGCGCCGATTACGACAGTAGAATTGATCCTGGATCAAGCAATATTATTGATATCTATGTATTGACCAACAGTTACGATATTAGATTTAGACAGTGGTTAGCTGGCGCAAATATTTCTGAACCATTGCCTCCAAGTAGTAGCGAGTTAAACAGTTTACTAAGTCCAAATTTAAATCTTATTAAATCGATTAGTGATGAAATTATCTATCATCCGGTAAGTTACAAATTGCTTTTTGGCCCTGCCGCAGAGCAAGGTTTACAAGCCACATTTAATGTGATTGTGAATCCTAATTCAGCAGTATCAAATGCTGACATTACAGCACGTATTCTTACAGCAATCAATCAATTTTTTGCATTGGATAACTGGAATTTTGGGGACACATTCTATTTCTCAGAACTATCTGCTTATGTGTTAACAAAATTAAGTCCTGATATAACAAACTTTGTAATTGTGCCTAAAC